CACATTTACATTCTGAGCATATTGTAATAACATTGTAATCATTAACACTTCATGACCACAGATATATTCAAAAGAAGTATGATATGTGTGAGTGTTCTGTTGAGGAGTTCCTTTTGTTGTAGCACTACTGTATTCACTATTAAACTCATCAGAACCAATGATATATGTAATTTGTTCTAAGTTATTTGAGAGCTGAGCTTGATTAGCTATCAACTCTACTTTGTACATAATGTTAGCTAGTCTGTCAGTAATGTTATTGTTGCCATCTATGTCATATTTGTTTAAGTGAGCGTCCTGTTTGTTGATAATTAACATACCATTTGGTTTGCTAAAGTCAACCTTAGGACTCATAACTTCTTGACTTACAGGCTTATATGAACTTAAAAAGTCTACAAATGCATCTTGAAAAACTTGCTCTGTAGACTTCTTACCTAACCATGCTTTGACTTGCCAATGAGGAGTTTCACCATTTCCCCAGTAGTTCTGTACGTATTTGGTGATTTCCCATTTATCTGTGTCAATCTTACACTTTATTATGAGCTCATCTAAGCTCTTGATTTCATCCTTTGTATTGATGACAATCTCTCCAGTTCCTTTAAGAATGTCTTCTTCAAATCTTACTATTGTTTCCTCTAACTCAGAAATGTAGTTACCTAATTCTGCTTCTTGGACAATACTTTCTCTAGTTCTCAATTCTTTTAATAACTCATCAACGTCTGATTCTGCAATTCCAAGCTTATCAGCGTAGAATTTTTTACTCTTTTTCCAGTGCAAAATCTCTTCTAGCTGGTTCAGCAATGCTTGATTCTCAGGCATATGTAGTTTATTTTGGTTAAAATTATTGTAAAGATAGGAACTATTTCTGAAATTCCCAAAAATAACCTAACTATTTTGGTTATATAGGATAACTTTTTTAGTTAGAGTTTAAACAAAAACCCCCAGCCTTGAAAGGCTAGGGGACACCCTGTAAACCAATAAACAGAGTTTTTGATTAGTTACTATGGACAAGGTCCTATTTCTGTTATAAAAATAAATCCAGAAGTTGAGTCTACAGAACCTAGCTGTGCACAAAATTCTATACATCTTTGGTTTACTAGATCTCTTTCTACAACTATTCCACTACAATTTATGTAAGTATAAGGATAAGCATCTCCTCTATCTCCTGTACCATCATTTGCACAAACCTCATAGGCATAACACTCAATAGGAGGTATTAGAGTTGTACTTGTGCTAGTAGTGCTACTTGTACTACTAGTTGTAGTGGTTGTTCCACCAATTATAGACATATCAATATAGTTTGTACAAGTGCCTGTAGATTTAACTCTTATAATTGTAGCATCATCAGGTACACCTGTAAGACTATATCCTGCTTCTAATGCTGCTTTGGTAACTCCTGTTGCTATTATATTTACATATCCATCTGAGTTTGAATAGAGATTGAAAGGACCTGTATCTGCCCCAGCTAAAGTTAATGTTACTAATACTGTCATTTTATATTTGGTTTTATTTTTAATTAACTAACTAACCACCTATTGATATAGCCTGCCATGATAAATCTGTTAAAGAAACAGCACTAAAAGAAGTTCCATAATTTGAAGATTTCCATATAAAATTACTTGGCCAAACATTTCCATTAGCACCTACTAATTGAACTGATGCACTAGGAGCTATTGCACAACAAAACCAGTTTCCACTTCCACCAGTTCCAATAGCTGTAAGAAAATTCCAATTAGCTCCTTGATTAGTTGATTTCCAAATTTCTTGAGTACCATGAGCTATTGCTAATCCAAACTGTCCATCACCTGATATTGCAAGAGCATCCCAACCATTAGATCCAGAAGCACCTGTATCTATCCAAGTATTTCCATAATCATTGGATCTATATATAGTATTTTTACCAGCTAGTTGATATCTTCCATCTTTTGACATTGCTACTGGTATCCATCCAGATGATGGATATGCTGTTTTTGCTGTATAAGAAACTCCATAATTTGAAGAAACCCATATATAACTATTAAAAGATGTAAGAGTTATATATTGACCAGTTGAACTCATTGCTACACCTCTCCAACTTGATGCTCCAGGAGATCCAGATGTACTAAAAGATGCACCATAGTTACTTGAAATATAAACAGTTTGAGTACTACCTTGTAAAACATAAACTATGTATTTACCATCATCTGATATTGCTATATCATTAATTAAAGACGCAGCAGTAGCAATGCTTGACCAATTATTTCCATAATCAGATGATAAATATAAAACTCTTGAACTAGAAAATCCAGTATAACCTGTAGCTAACATATATTGACCAGTAAATGATACTTTAACATTTTCACTAAAAGCAATTGAACTAAAAAAAGGAATAGCAGACCAACTTGATCCACCATCAATAGATTTATAAACACCACCATTTCCTCTTGCTGCAAGTGCATATTTATTGGGTGGAGGAATTGTTGTTGATGTACTTGTAGTAGTGCAAAGATTATAACCATCTAAATAAGAAGCAGATGCTGGAACTTTTGGACCACCAGGATATTGAAGATAATATGCAAGATAACCATCATCTGGTTGCCAACAATCATAACCAATAGTGAATCCACCTGATGCAGCTGTACTATACGTAGTAGCTCCAATATAACAACTATTATAATCAAAAGAAACTTCAAAATTATATGCTGCAATCAAATCAGCTTCATCAACATATCCTACAGGTTCATAACAAGGTGGAGCTCCAGGAAGTATATATTGATATGGAGGACATTGCAAATCTAGAAAAATAGATAGTGGAGCAAGATCTACTTCATAATTAGAAACAATAAACGCTTTGGTAGCAATACGATTACCTATTGCAGGTGTTCCTATTGCAACCAATCCCATAGTTGTTAAATCTGTATATGTTACTAGAGCGTTGTAAGTTGTTGCCATTACTTATTTAATTTAGCCTCAATTTCTGCAATTCTTTTTTCTAATGCTGCTATCTTTAATGTATGTACGTCCATATAGTTTACAGATAGTTTATCTTCTCCTACAACAGCATCTGGAAGTATTGATTGTACTTGTTGAGCAGAATAACCATATCTAACTTTATTTGTGTCATCGTCAGTTCTTACAAACTTAATTACGTCTATACCTAATAAATCTATTTGAGGATTATATTCTAATACATTTTTATATCTAATATCAGAAGACTCAAAAAATCCTGTTGCTGTAATGGCTGTATTAGATACCCATCCTGAAGATGTAATTGCATAAAATGAAAAACCTAATGCTGAGTTATATATACCTTTATCTACAACATCATTTACAAAGTGACCACTAGTCTTTACTTCTGTACCACTATATACACTTCCACTACATTCAAGACTTTGTCCTAAGCCACCAACAGCATTAATAGATACATATCTAGTAAAATTAACTACAGTTCCATTATCTGTTATAGGAGCATCACCAACTGCTGTAGCACTAGTAAACTTAGCAAGATTATTTGTTGTACCACTTATAGTTCCAGCACCACTTGAACCAGAAGATCCAGACGACCCAGATGATCCAGATGATCCACTTGAACCAGATGTTCCATTAGCTCCAGAAGTTGCACTAGATCCACTAGAACCAGAAGAACCAGAAGAACCACTAGATCCACTAGATCCACTAGTGCCACTTCCACCATTAGCACCTGACGTAGCTGACGTTCCAGATGAACCATTTGCACCATTTGCACCTGATGTTCCACTAGTTCCATTTGGACCAGTTGGTCCAGCACCACCATTAGCACCTGAGGTACCTGAGGTACCAGATGTACCATTTGTTAATCCACTAGTAGCTGATGTACCATTAGTTCCAGAAGTACCATTTGTTCCAGAAGTACCAGTGGTGCCATTTGTTCCAGATGTACCAGAAGATGCAGAAGTTCCAGAAGATGCAGAGGTACCAGATGTACCTGTAGTTCCAGACGTGCCTGAGGAAGCAGATGTACCAGCTGTGCCAGCAGTACCATTTATTCCAGAAGTACCATTACCACCAGCTGCACCAAATAGATTCACTGTCCATACAGCATAAGTTCCTGAACCCACTGCAGTACTAACATTAATCACTATAGCACCTGTTCCACTATTGTAAGAAGTAACAGTTCCTTGCATTGTATTGCTTCCATCATATACTATAATAGCTGTCTGTGCAATACTATATGCTAGTCCTGTTCCTACTGTTAAACTTTTTGATCCTGTTCCTATTAATAAAGAAGTTGTAGAACTTGTTAAATATCTATCTCCATCTTGACCAGCAGTTGCTGAAGTACCAGCAGTACCAGCAGTACCAGCAGTACCAGTTAATCCACTAGATGCAGACGTACCTGAACTTGCACTCGTACCAGCTGTACCTGAAGTTGCATCAACTCCACTAGTTCCTGCAGTTGCGTCTTGACCACTAGTTCCAGAAGTACCAGAAGTAGCACTTGTTCCACTAGAACCATCAGTGCCACTAGTGCCATCTTTACCAGATGTTCCACTTGAAGCACTAGTTCCAGCAGTACCACTTATACCAGAAGAACCATTAACACCACTAGACCCATCTTTTCCAGCTGTACCATTTGTACCACTAGTACCATTAGATGATATACCAGAACTTCCATCTTTTCCAGATGTTCCAGAAGAGCCAGAAGTTCCACTATTTCCAGATGTACCTCCAGAACCATTCACTCCAGAAGTTCCAGCTTTACCACTAGAACCTGATGAGCCAGATGTACCAGATGTACCATTCAGTCCTACTACACCATTACATAAAGCATCATCTATTTTTGATAGAGCACAGTCTAGATTATCTCCAGTTTGTATTCCTGAACAAGGAAGATTAGGTCCATTATATATAACATGATCTGCTGTTGTCTCACAAGGAGAACATCCAGAAGTTTGATTAGGATGATAGTATGCGTTGTAGCAAGGATCGCCAGGATTACAAGCCATTTTATAGTTAGTTTAAATAGATTAAGGAATATACATGATATAATAAGCACCAATCACAGGTTGTATGTTAGCATGAGCTCCTCCACTTCCTGCAGGTGTTATTGTAACACCTGTAGTTACATCAACGCTAAGACTTACAGTAGATGTTGCTGTTGTTCTATTATAAGGTGTTCTAGCATCATAAAGTTCACCATATGTTCCTGGCTCGTTTTGATCAGCTTGTCCTTTTTGCCAAGAAATAGTATGACTATGAGGATTTGGAGAAACTGAAGCAGTAGATACAGCTATAGCACTATGATTGTGTACAGGAATTTGTGATGTAATCAAAGTTACAGTGTTTGCCCCTGCTGTGGTATACAAAGCATAGTTTGGATTACCAGCATTGGCTGGATCTACAGCAGCATCTAATGGAGCACCTGGTACATTTTGAATAGCACCAACAGTAACACGTCCTCTTTTATCAGGAGTGCCATTTAGACCATTACATAAATATACTTGATAAAAGCCAAGTGCTGGAAAACCCATACCTGTTCCATCAAAGTTTGTTAATAGTCCATAATATTCATAAGCCACATATGGAACCATTTTTAAATTTTGTTGGATAGAAGAACCACCTGAACTGCTAGCTATATAAGCTGCAATCAAAGCATCTAGGTCTGCTAGCTTAACATAGTTTGTATCTACATTAAGTTCAAGAGCAGTTAGTTGAACTATAGTGGCACAAAGTTTATTTATAATTGCTTGGACAATATCATGAGTGTCAGAAGAAGCAGTTACTCCTGTAAGACAACCAATTGTATAATCAGCATTTAATACAGCTATATCAGCAGCAACAGCAGTAACTTGTGTTTGTAAACTACACACAGATCTTGTTAATGCTTGAAATACTTGTGACGATGTCCAAGCATTAGGTTGAGAAGTAGCAGGTAAAAAAGCGTCTATTAAAGCACAACGAATGCTTGAAGCTAAAGTAATTGCATCACCACTTCCAGTAAGAAGAGGTCCTAATCTACTTATTAAATCTTCAATAACAATCTGAAGGTTATCTCCAGTTTGTATTCCTAAAGGAAGACTGCTGGTTCCTGTGTATCTAACACATTGATCAGAAACAATCTCCACACAGCCATTATAACAACTTTCACAAGACATGGTTCAATTTATTTATTAATTAACACTATAACTCTGCTTATAACTTGAGAGGTGGTAGGAAGTCCACACACCATAGCATAGTCAGGATTACAAAGTCTATATGTTAATATTTGTTTATAATTTAATAGATCATCAACTACTTCTCCAGGAATATAATTATTCATGGAGAATATAATATTGTTATACTGGCGATTTGCCCAGTAAGTCAGTCTTTCATCAATTCTTGTCAATGTAGCTGGAATACTACCATTGACTACACAATCTGTTAATCTTGGTGATAACATCTTTTATTCTATTTGTAGCGTTCTTAAGTTTGTTGTTGCATGCTGAGCATAGGCCATTAATTAATTGACAGCCACATCCTACTTTCATACCACAGTCTCTACAGTTTGCCATATTAAGGAAAATTAATTATGTAATTGTTTCCTGTACAACCACATTGGTTTGCAATAAAATAATCTAATTGTCTATTAGCTTGCATATACAACTTATTGGCTGTATCTATAGCACAGTTATTAGCTGCTGCTATTGAGCCTTGGATCATAAAATTGATACTGCTTAAAACTACTTTTGCTTGGGTTCTAATAGCTGAGTCACATTCCATCATGTCAAGTTTCATAAAGGCACTGTCAAACTTTTCTTGTATAACTGCTGTACGCATAATGTTTTTCTCTACAAAGTTTGTAGTGGCTGGAGCCACAGAATACTTCATAAAATACACACCATCAGGTAGTGGATTTGTTACAGGGAATGGACTCAATCCTAAAATGATTGAATTGTAAACATTAAAGCTATTAACATTGAATGGAATAGAAACAGGACTAGTAAAACCAGGTACAGTTATCTGCATAGTGGGAGCACTAACAACAGGTGGAGTTGTATTATAAACTGATGTATCAGCTATACCCAATGTTGTGGTCTCATATGTATTGATTACTAAAAAATCTAGTGTCATGTTTTGTATAATAAAAATGCCAGAGGACTTGAGATATCCTCTCACCCTCTGGCATAGGTTAATATGATGCTACCTTTTTCCTTAAGGGATCAAAGTAGTTGTTGTTGAAGTGCTAGGCCATACAGTAGTTGTAGTACTAGTAGTAGTGATACAAGCTGTGTCACCAGCTACAGCTCCTAAAGCAGCAACCAATATAGCTTCGATACCACTTGTTTGATTCTCAGGAACAGCAATGATCACCATGCTATCTTCCATAATATAGTCACCCCATTGGTAAGCACTCTTATCATACTCATTGAATTTGATATAGTACAAATCATAGATCTGACCATCAGTTACCCAAGACTCAAAGTTCTCGTTGTAACCATTCATTCTGTATAAATGCTTTAAGTAACCAGCTTGGTAGCTATAGAAGTTCTTTTCTAATTGTTGAACTTCAGCAGAAGTACCAACAGCATAGTTAGAACGTTGAGTGATTACAGGTTGAGCAACTCTATTACAAGGATCGTCAACAATGAAGTCAGCAGTTGTAGCTGGACCAGAGAAGATGAAAGTTCTAAAGTAGAATCTGTCATACTCAAAAGGGAATGCAGCAACATCACAAGGCTGTCCATAAGCAGTTAATGGTTTACCACTAATACGTAACAACGCAGATGAATCGTTACCAATTCTTTGGAACTGATAGAACTGAGTCAAATAAATGTTGTCTGGGTTATCACCAGGTGCATGTGATTCTAATTTAAGAATCAATTCGTCAATCAATGCAGGAACATCTACATCTGTACAAGGATCACCACCACATGCTAAACATGGAGCGTTTACTGTTACAGAACGAGTGAAACCATTGAAGTACAATGTGTTTAAGTAGCTAGAGAAACCACGTAAAGTTAATGTTACAATCTCACCAGGTTTTACTGTGAAGTCAACTACATCAGTTACTTGATTCACTGGAGTTGCACAACCTAAAGATTTGTACCATTCTGTTACGTTAGTCTTACAAGAAGATCCACCAGGACATCCAGAGATTTTGTCTGAACGCTTAGAACCTTGTAAGTAGGTGTTAACTCTACCTTGAGCTACATAAAAATAAGGGGCAGCAGCAATGTTACCAGCTGTGGCAACACTATAGTCATTTAGGAATATTCCTACTTGACCTGCTGTTAAGTCTTGTGTTGATCCAGAGCTAGGTAATGTGTTTCCTACTGGTACAACAAAGAGGGTGGTTAGGGAAAAATCAGCCATTTTGCTTTATATTTAATTGTTAAAAATTATTCGTTTGTTTGTATTCTGTAAATTGAGCTTTGAACAGCACTTTGGTTTTCTGTATACATTGCCAAGTTTTGTACTGTCAGATCTAATAGTTCATCTTCTAGGTATAGTTCAAGTTCACAATTCTGATCGAATGAGGGTAAGCCATCAAGCATGATATATCCTGCCTTATTTATATATTGAGGATATCTCATGTAAGAGATATATATATCCTTAGGAGTAAATGTACCATCTGTAAATACAGAGATCTCATCAGAAGATATAAAGTTGAATGTCTCTTGGTATTCAAAAGAAGGTCTATAGTGGACATTGTTTAAGCAAAACTGTAAATCACCATGCTTAGCAAGATCTCTATTAATCCATATCTTTCTATCTGTACATCTTCCTTTATCAGCTAATACGTAACTATCTATATAGAACATATACTGAGGAGTAAGAATATGTAGATATGCAAACCATTGATTTAGTTCAGCATTCTTTAATACTAGAGGAAGAGGTTGGTGGTTGTATGGCTGTACAAGACTTTGCAAGTCTTCGTAACGCTTCTTAAACGCATCCATGCCTAATCCAGAAACTGTACTAAATCCATCAACCTTTTGCTTTATAAGCTTAATTTGAGCTTCATTCAATGCTAAGATCTTATCTTCTACAGGAATCTCTTGATGCTCATTAGTGGATAGTTTATTTAGTTTCTGATCAATCTTATATAATAAACTATCTACTGGGATCATATTGCAGCTATTTTTTTACCTTTCAATTTACCTTCTAAAATTAATAATTGGTCTTGGTTATCTTCATCTGCTAAGAACTTCACTAAGTCATCCTCATCAGTAGCTATCTCAAACTCACCTTCATAAATCTTGCCATTTGGTTTAGCTCTATATACTGAATGAGCAACAGCTTGTTTAACCAAGTCTTTAATATGGAGTAAGTTTTCTTTCATATCTGCAAATCTACCAAACACCTCAATTGGATTTAATCCTTGATATTTGCCATTCTTGAATTCAGTTTGTTTCAATAGGTTATCCACCTGATTGTAAACTGTTTCTTCTTTGGAATCATCTGATACTGGAAGACCAAGTAGACGAGCCACTTTCTTCTTCTTCTCAGGAGTCATACTATCAAACTTGACAATTGCTTTGTTAATAAGTTGTTTCTTCTTAAACATCACCTTGTTCTCAATATCATCATCAGCAACGTAGTACTGAATATCAGCAGGGAATTCACCACGCTCCCAAGCTTGGTAGCTAGAAGCAATTGTTGGATGAACTCTCAACCATGAGAATGCTAACTCTTGTAATGGCAATGTAAAGTCAAAATAGTTATCACCATCTAACAACTTAACTGGTTGAACGTGCATAGAATCATCAACAGAAGTTGATAAGCCATAGTTCCAGAAACTAGAACGAGGACCTAAGTCAGCACTTAATGCTGCTTCAAGTTTGTCCCTTAACTCTGTTACTCTTTCAGTTTCTAATTCCCTTTCTAAAGGGTCTTGGATTCTTTTGATATAACTAGCTTTAGGATCTAAGCCTGTTCTGTACTGTCCATCTAACTCTTTGTAAGGATACTTAAATACACCTGTACCAGGGATTCTTGTGTAACCTTTCATTGCAAGTCCACCTTGCATTGTTTGCAATTGTGAATTGTTGTACTCTTTTTTAATAGTAGAGATTTTTCCTATCTTACCCATATGTAGTTGTTTTTTGTTGGTTTATTTGCAGATGGTTCCCATCGAAGGGAACACTGTACAGAATTTACTTGTACATGTCCATCTGTGTTAGAAGACTCCCCCACTGGGATGTGGGGGGAAGGTCTTCTGATTTTTTGTAGAGCGTAGTTCTAACCTTGCTCTAGATTTTTTTTGCGAAACACCATTGGTGTCATTCTTAGGATACTATCCTGAGAGGGGCATTTATTAGAATTGAGGAATTTCTTCAATCAATACTGTACGAGATAAATCTTCGATAAATACATCACAACGATCTTTCATCCAGATCTCATATCCAGGGAATTTATTTGCAGAACTCATACCTTGAGACTTAGCAAAGCCTAAGTGGTGACGAGTACCATCGATATAACCCCAAGTCATAGAAGGTGCACCCTTCATACGTACTTCACGAATATTGTTGATCATAGAACCATCAGACATTGGAGATACATCAAACACCATAAATACTGGAGTTGACTTCTTGTTTTGTCCAAATTCTAAATTTGTTTGAGGTAAATCTAATTCTTTCAAGTGAATTAATTCAACACGACCAGTCTCACGAGTTACCATTGCATCGAATGCAAAGTTGTAAGTGATATGTTGACCTTCACCTTGCATGTATCTGTTACCAGAATCAGCCATGAAAGTAAGACCAGAATTCAAAGCATCTGTTTTTAAAGCTTGTTGGAATACGTCAAAGCCAGCTTCATTAGTGTACATTTTAACACGTCTGTCTTTAACATCCACACGTCTGTAGAATAAGTCACCAAATACAGAACGAATTAAGT